CCATCTGTTGCAATGGCTTGCCAATGTGCGGTTGTGACAAAACCATCAGAGGTTTGTCGGTCAAGTTGACTGATGTTCCAAGTAATCATGTTGACTCCAGTGCAGTGATACGGGCGGTAAGTTGGGTGATGAGGGCTTGCTGTTCTTGGATGCACTTCATTAAGGCATATTGCATATCTGTTTGATAGATAGACAAGCGCATTTTTGAGCCATCTTTTTCTACTGACCAATCTGATTCAGTCACCAACTCAGGTGCAACAGCTTGAACGTCTTGAGCAACAACCCCCAAAGTCAATCCACCATCATCTTCCATGTTTTGGTCAATGTAGTTGTAGGTTTGCACAGGAATTGCACAAATTACATCAAGATACGACTTGGAAGGCGAAAAGTTTATCTTCTCTCTGCGATCTGATAAATTTACGTTGTTGGCTGAATAATTTGCCAAACCGCCATTTGCACGAATCGTTGCCCTTTCAGTAGCTCCACCCAAACATTGAACCATATGGTTGGTATTATTTGGATCACCATTTAGCTTTACAACAATTCCATATTGATTAGCCGCTGTTCCATTGTTATTTAGGAAAAAAGCTGTTGAAGCATTTGCTGATGAAGTAACGCAGAACTTTTCAGTTCCACTCGTAGTCCCCACCAGCAAGTTACCGCTGGAGTCAATACGGGCGCGTTCGGAGCCGCCAGTTTTGAATTGTATTGTTGAATCAGAACCTCCAGCTGCTGCTGTAATTAAAAAACCACTTGAAGTGCCCTCACTAATTGCCCCGATAACAGCATTGTCAGACGCACGACCAACATAAATGTTTTCTTTTCCTCGGATAGCACCGTTTACTTCTAGTTTGTAAGTTAAAGAAGTCGTACCAACACCCAAATTCCCACTAGCATCAAGGGTCATTGCTTGGGTGAAGGAGATGGCGTTACCTGCTGTGCCAGCACCAGCAATTTGCCAAATATGAGAGCCAGCAGTTTGGAAGTACGATGTTGCCGAGCCAGTTCCGAAATACTTAAACCCGCCACTATCTCTGTATGTATTTGAAGCCAGCAAAGTCTCAGGAGTATCAGTACGCCCAGTTAAACAAGCTCCAAAAGGCAACTGTACTGCTCGGTATAAGCTATTCCAAGCACTAGGAGTAACACCCAGCCCAAAATTACCAGAGCTATCAAACCTTGCCACTTCCGCACCGCCTTCAGCAAAGGCAATGGTGTCAGCCGCAGGGAAGAAGATGCCTGTGTTGGTGTCGCCATCATTGGTGATCGATGGGGATGCCGCAGATCCATCAGCAAACTCAACAGTTGCAGATCCCGTGACGGTCAACGTCCCTGCCACCGCCAGCGTCTTGCCAGCTCCAACATTTAAGCCAACGCTGGTGCCCGTGCCAGCAGCCGCAAAGACTGCGTCAACGCCGTCAAGGTCAGTATTGATCTTGGTTCCCCAAGTGTCAGTGCTGGCCCCCACCTCTGGCTTGGTCAATAAAAGGTTTGTCGTTGTCGTATCTGCCATTTTTTACCCCTATGTGGCCTGCTGCCACGATGTTGAATTGTCTGCGATCTGAGTCCAAGTCTCTGACGTGTCTGACTCTGGAGTCCATGTCTCTGCCGTGTCGGACACTGGCGACCATGTCTCTGGTGTATCTGACTGGGCGGTCCAGGTTTCAGACGTGTCTGGGATCGATCCCCATCCAAACCCAACCATGGTCCCAACAGATCCCACCGCCTCATTTCCGATTATCGCAACAGTGATGACGTTTGACACACTGCCAACAGCGCCAGTCCCAGAAACACCTGTGATGGCCTGGAAAGAGATCACCTCTGCCGACATAGTGCCAACAGCACCAGTGGCAGCGTTGCCAGTTGTGGCCGTGGACCGGGTTACCCCAACAGAGTCAACTGCACCAGTGGCCGCATTGCCACTGAGGTCGATTGACCCAGCAGGCGCGACAGTTCCCACGGCCAGCGTGGCCGCATTGCCGGTGAGTGCATTGGATGAATCTGGGGCCAGCGTGCCAACGGCACCCGTGGCTGCATTGCCCGTGATGGCAATGGTGATGGTGAGCGTGACGGTTCCGACATTGCCGGTGGCAATGGTTCCATCTTCTTGAATTGATCTGTCGGCCAGGACGCTGCCAACGGCACCAGTGGCTTGGTTGCCGCTGATAACGACATTGCCTATGCCGTAGACGCCGAGGCCGTAGTAGCCTGTGCCGTAAGCAGCCATGGTGCTGCCCCTGCGTTACGCCAGCCGGATCAGGCCAGTGCTTGCATCATTGGTTGGCATGGTCAGCGTGAAGGTTCCAGCAGTCACTGTCTGGCTGCCAAAAGTGTGGACGCTGACTGCCTTGTCTGACTGGGTCGAGTTGTAGATCAATAACGCATCAAAGGCCGTGGAGAGGGTCACCGAGCTGTAGGTGATGCTGGCGCTGGGCGTGACAAATGCCGTGGTTCCAGAGGTGCTTGGAGGCGTGCCAAAGGTCACTGTGACACCGCCAGCCGTGTACCCTGTGCCAGTCACCTCACCAGTTGAGCTGTATGCCGTGGTGGATGCATTGACGGTGGCGCTTGCCAGGTACAGGGCAGCCTTGAAAGTGTCTGCCGTGGTGGCAGCTCGGACAACGCCAGTGCCAAAGTTGTGGTGGCCGACAAGCAGCTCACCCTTAAAACTCGTACACATTGCCTGCGTGTTTGCCATGATTTAACCCTCAAATTTGTTGACTGATGCCTTCGGCAAAGACGCCGCGCTTTAGCACCATGTTGACTGATCGATGGACCAACTCGCCCTCATGCCAATACTCAACCCAGCTTGTGGTTTCAGTATCGTTGTCAATGGACCCCTCACGCTTTTCCAGCAGTGACTCGTCCATCTCGCCCTTGGTTGTCGTTACCATTTAATCACCCAAATGTTTTTGCCCTGGTCAGCAATGCACCGCCACTTGTTGAACCTCGATCATCTGCAATCTGCAACTGATCCAGGCCTGCTTGGTACAGCGCTGACCACACTGTGATTCTCGCATCATCTTGCAGGTAAGGCGCAGCCTGGAGTAAGGCGCCGTAGAGGTAAACGTCAGGCGCTTGAGCCAGCAGCCAGTTGGTTGTCACGCTGGCTGACAACTTGGTCAACTTTGCGTAATAGGCCAGCTCGGCAGTGTAAGCAGCGTCAGGGATCGGCAGCACCCTGATCTGGCCGCCCACAATGCCAAAGAAGATCGGCACGCCGCTGGATCGGTACTGCACGCTCAAGGCATCAAGTGAATCAATCGTCTCAAAGCCCAAAGGCGTGACAGGGTTGGTGCCGGTGAGCTTGATGGATTTGGTTTCCAGAAAATCATCAGGCACCGCGCTGTACTCAGTGGCAATCGACGCCGTGGATCTAACGATCATCTGCCGGGTGCGCAGTTGGCGCTCGATCTGAGCCTCGGCCAACGCGATGAAATCGGGGATGACGGTTGTCAGGTCGGTGCGGTTGAGCCAATCGCCAACTGATGTTTTCAGCTCTGTGTATGTTGTGAGTGCCATCAGCTTGCCTCTTTTTCCATTTCCTCTTTGACGATCCAGGTGTGCTCATGCTTGAATTCAAACGTGCCAATGTGGCCGATCTCTTTGCTCACGTCATGGTCAATATACACCTTGAACCCAAGCTCTTGCGCCTTCTTGCAAAAGAACACGTCTTCTCCCATGTAGCCTCGGGTGTCGTACTGCCAAGGCATATCGAACCAGGGTTCTGACATGCCCTCAAAGACGTTGCGCTTGATCAGCATGACACCAGTGCCAACGCTACCGACTTCTTCAAGACCCGTGGATTCTGGCATCGAATAGACGGGTTTGCGCTTGCCATTCTCGTCATAGTTCTGCGCGGTCGGACCTGTGGGCATTCTGCGTCTGGCGCAGTTGGCCGCAACCAGGTCAACGTCATGTTTCAGCAGCCGCTGGATCATGTCCTGGGGGAAGGTCATGTCAGAGTCAATGAACAAGATATGCGTGCAGCCCTCACGCAACGCATCCAGGCACAAGTCAGCACGCTGGTTCTGAATCAACGTGCCCTGCAACATTTTCAGACTGATGGCGTCAGTGGTGTTGAGCGTGTGATACGCCACCAAATTGACCATGCAATATGTGTAGTTGGTGTGTACCTGGTCACGCGCTGGCGTGCAGACTGCAATGTAATTCATACTTGTCCTGGCCTCACGCGAAAGAATCGATTGTCTGGATCATTGAGCCACTTTTTCATGTAAGCCTCGTCATCGAGCTTGCCTTCGGCCTTGAGCTTGTAATACAAAGACTCTGGGATGCTGGCGACATGATGCCACTCGCCTTGCCAGTTGGCCCTGTTGTCAATCGCTGCAAAGTCACGCTTATTGGCCTCGATCACATCAGTCACGTCCTGAGAGGTCTGGATAGTCGCCTCGTCAGTGTCTGCGTTGTAGTGCCAGGTGCGAGTGATCCCCGTGTCGGGGCTTACATCAAGAATTCTTTTGTCCATGTAAGTGGGGCCAGGTTTCCCTGGCCCCTTCTCCTAGTCAGTTATCAGGAGGTGACCAAGTCAGCGGCCAGGCCGTGGGCATTTTCAGCCAGCACTTTCAAGCCGTACTCAATCAACAACATACGCTTCTCAGCGTCACCAGTCTTTGCCAACTCAACTTGCTGGTAAGGACGCAGCACAGTCATCTTGGCGTAGTCAGGGTCGATCACCCATGCATCACGCTCACGCTGGAAACGGTTTGCAATCACGCTCACGTTGCCGAAATCGCTGACATAAATGTCAACGGCACCGATCAACGTGGCAGGCTTTGCGCCGCCATCGATGTTGAAACGTGAAGATGCAATGCCAGAGAAACCAGACACGCGCTGCTTGTTGACAGGGCCGCACATCAGGATCTTTGGAGTGCCGCCAGCAGTCCACACCTTTTGGATGACGTTCTTCAAGATCGTCTCGGTGAAGGTGCGCACGGTGCCGTCAGTGCGAGCACTGTTGGGCAGCGTGGTATAGCTGGGATCGACACCGTTGGTCTGCTTGTCAGTGTTGGTCTTGACAAACGCGCCCAAGGATGCGGTCACGCGAGCAGTGGTGGTGTTGCCTGCAACAGCAATGCCGCCATTCAAGAAAATGAATTCTTGATCGCGCTTTAGCTCGCTGCCTCTTTTCGCAATTTGATAAGCAAGCTCACTGCGTCTGCCTGCCTTATTAACTACTTCCTCTGTGTTAGAGAGAACAATAGTTTTACGACTGATCTGGGCGTAGTTGGTCAAGCGAACAGTGGCGGTCACTGAATCGAATGATCCAACGTCATCACCCTCAAGCTGCGCATTTGATGCGGCATCTGCCAGGGTGTCGGTCTGCCACTCGAACAAGGTGTTCGAAATGGTTTCGCGGCCAATGTTGGATTGGAATGGAGTTTCTTCAGGTGCAATATTTGTTATTACATTTGAAAGATCTTCCCGAATGCCTTTAGCACTATAGGTTGTAAAAGTGTTGCTTACGATGGTCATGGTGTTACCTCAAAAGTTGGTAGATTGCGGAGGCCGCATCATCGACACGGCCAGTCTTTGCGAGACGCTGTTTGGCGCGAGTTGCTTCAGTTGTTTGGGATACCCGGCCTGCTGCACCTGGCTTGGCTGGCCGTGGACCGTTATTGGTCACGGGGGTGATTGCTTTTCGCTTGGTCATCATTTGATCGTACAACGCCGCTTTACGCAACGCGACAACCGCCCTGTGATCCACAATGGCACTCAACTCCTCGGGTGTAAATCCGGTCTTCTTCCCGAATTCGACCAGCAACTGCTTTTCTGTTTTCGCCTTCGCTTGGTCTTTCCACTCGGGAATGACCTCGAGCAGCTTTGAATGCTGCTCTTGCAAATGCGTCTGAAAATGCTGCTGCTGCTCTTGCTGCGTGAGCTGGGCCACTCGCTGCTGTTCAAACTGAATAGCTTGGAGCTTTTCCTGTTTCTCACGCATCACCTCTTTTTGCCGTACCCATTCGATGGGGTCTTCTTGGTAAAGACGGTCCCAATCAATCTGTGTGTCGGCACCTTGGAGCTGGGCCTGTAACGCTCCCAACATCTGTGCGTACTGCGCACGTTCGGCACGCACTGCCTCAGTCTCAGCCTCGACCTGCTTCCGGATCTCAGCGATCTGCTGCGTTTTGCGTGTGTAGTCCTGGGTCCGTGAGTAACCTTTTTGGAGTTCGTCCAGCGTCACCTCGACTTCCTTGCCGTCAATCTTGACGGTGAAAGCCTGTGGCTGATCTTGCTCCTCAGATTCCTCATCTTCCTCGGACTGTTCCTCTTGCGTTTCCTCGTCAGCAGCGTCTGCATCCGCTGACAATTCTTCGCTCAAGGCCGCGCCATCATCCTCTTCGGACTCTGGCAACTGCGTCTCTTCGGGCGACTGTTCTCCATCAACTGGCAGTATTCCCTCGAGAGCGTTGGCCGCTTCGGCCAAATTCATTGGACCCGCAGGGGCGCTTGGTTGTGCTGCCTGCGTGCTCATACGGTGACTTTCTGGGCGCGTTCAATTGCTCGCTGCGCCAGTTTGCCGTTGTCCACCATCTTGGTGACTTCGGTCTTGAACAACTCAATGGCCTTGATCATGGCGTAAGCCTGCTCGCGCTTGTCGGCCTCATCGGGCTTGCTGCCCTTGAAAACCCACAACTGCTCGTTCTCGAGCTTTTCCAGCGCAGCCGCAAAGACCTCGTCTTGCAGCAACTGCTCGGCCTTTCGGCCTTTACGCACCTGATCTTCGTTCATTGAACCATTCCACTATTAGGGTTGATGGGCGGCACCGGCGCCTGGGTCGGCTGCTGCATGGCCTGGGCCATGAGAGCTGACTGCTGGCGCAGTGCCTCTCTGTCCAAAGACTGCTGGGCATCAAGCTCGGCAGTACTTATCGCAGTACCGTACTTTAACTCTAATTCGTACTTCTTGAGCATTAAGTCCTGTGCGAGTTGATCTCTACGATAGTCATCGTCCCGAATCATCTGCTCGCGCTTCAGTTCAAGCTCGGCAGCCTTCTTCTGGATGTCGGCTTGGATGGACTCAGCCTGGACCTGGGCCAGCACCTGCTCAGGCGTTGGGCGCTCAGGTTTCTGCGGCGGCATGTAACCCTCGGGCACGTCCTTGAAGTACTGACTGGCATCCCGAAACCCTGACAACTCCACAATCTTGCGCAGCGTGCGCGAAAGTTGGGTCATGGTCACAAAGGGGTTGTCGGCGCCCATGGTGCTGAGGGCTTGCTCTTGCTTTTGCAAGATCATCATCAGACCCTGCAAGCGCTCGTTGGTGTCACCCTGGCCCAGGCCAATGTTGATCGACACGTCCATGGAGTTGTCCCAGGCGCGTGGGTCGATCTGCACCCACTCATTGCGCAGGCGCACCATGCGGGGCTTGTCCTGGTGCGTGGTGATCAAGAACAAGATGCCCTTAAAGAGCTTTTTCATGCCCTCGGCCAAGATGCGCGAGGTCAGCTCAATGCGGCCTTGGCTGGCGCTGATGGTGGCGGCCACCGCTGCCTTGGTGCTCGACTGCAATGCGTCAGCATTCAAACCCATTGCGGCCTTGCTCATGCCGGTGCGGTCTTCCTTGATCTGGTCCACATAGTCCAGCATCGGAAATGCGGCCTGGCCCACAAAGGGGGTGTTGAATGGCTGCACCATGCCAGGGGCACGCATCCTGATCACAGCACCCGTCTCGTTGTTGAGCACGTCATCAATGTTGACTTGGCCCTCAACAATCGCGGTCCTGGGGTGGATTGACTGGGCCAAAGAGTCCAGCGTGTTGCGCAAGATCTCGGACTTGATCTCTTGCAAATCATGCGTGATGTCGAAAATCGACATGGACTCCAGGGGCGAGGTGTGGGGTTCTGGATCGCAGGGAAAGTCCACAAATGGGATATAGGACGCTGGCAGGTTGCGCACAATGTTGTAGCCCGAACCCATGCAGCAGATCTTGCGCAGCTCAGGGATGCCGTCCCCGTCATAGTCCACCTGGGAATACGCCTCAACGTATAAAACCCGCTGCATCATGGGGTTGGTCGTGTTGTTGTTGCCCGTGATGTTGTTCAAAGGCTGACGCGCCAAAAACTCCTCGTTGGAGTCCAGGTCGTTTGAGGTCAGGTTGTCGCGCACCTCATCCTCGTCATAGCCCATGGCGATCAACTCGGCCACGGTCAGCATCTGGCGGTGCCCAATCAGGGCAGCATCCTCAAATGACCGCGCCCGGCGATCAATCACAAGCTCCTCTGGCGGCACGGCCATGATCCGCACGCGCCCATCTTTGACGATGCGCTTGATCTGGACATCGTGCAGCATGGGCACTTGCGGCGCCGGTTGGCCTGCGGCCATGGCCTGCGCGTTGACCTGGTCAATCAGATCCTGAGAGATGGCCGGGTCAGGGTACGACACAACGATCTTGACCTCGTCATTTTCCTGGGACAAGATTTGCAGGGTCTGGTCATCGAGGCCCGAATACTCCTCAATGCGGACCTTTTCCTCTTCTTCCCACCAGTACTTGGCAATGCCGCATTTACGCACTAGTGCGTCTTTGAAGATCGCATAAGTGGTCATAAACCCGTTGTTGTCCGAATTGAAGATCAGGTTTGCATAGTCAGTGGCCTGCTGCGCACCCTTCTCGTCCTCTGGGCCGCGAGGTAAGAATTCGACTGTGTTCTCGGTGCTGAAAAATACTCGCATGAGGCTTGGCATCATGGCGCTCACAGTGTCGCGCACCTCCATGGCAACAACCTGGCTTCGCCCCTCTTCCTCGTTGCCAAAGGGGTCTCCACGGTAGTACTCGGTCCCCTTGGCCCTGATGGGACTCAGGTCGGAGTCGATGTAGCTGACAGCGTCCTCAAGGTCAGACGTGATGATGCCTTGCAGCTCACTGTCATCCATCGTCTCTGCGGATGCGATGTCGGTGCTGATTTCCAGATCTTTGATCATTTTTTGTTCCTTGCAGAAATACTTTTAGCCTTTGCTCTGGCATCGGCCTTTGATGAAGCTCCCCACGCATTGAGACTCAGCAACAAGCGCGTTGGTTCGCCGCCCTTCATCTCAGGGCCAGGCATATTACCCATTCTCGCAAGGAATGATGCCCTGCGCGGATTGTCGCCACTCTTGACCGGCGCTTTCAGATTCATGCCCTCGGCCTTGGCGCTGGCGCGGCCCTTGGCGTTCAAGCCGCCACTCGGACTCTTTCCTTCTTTACGCTGCCACGCTGGTGTCTTCATATTGGGATTCCTTACGTATCAAACCAGTCTGCTGCATATTTTGGTCTGTTCTTGCGTATCCATGGCACGGCCTGCTGAGTCAGCCGGTTGCCGTCCAAGCCAATTGTCTGGCTGCCAACGTGGTGGACATAGGACCGGGACAGGTAGTGCTGAAACCCGGCGGCCAGCAAATCGGTGCAATGCACGTCATCTGAGTACCAGTTCAGCGGTGGGAATTTGGCCGTCTCCCAGGCATCCCGCGAGATCCAGGCAAAGATGGGAGAGGGGCACTCCATGGGCATGATGTGATCTTCCCAAAGATACTTGAAGTATTCAAGCTGCTGG